CCGCCAGTGCGTTCAGTTCGTCCAAGCTATGAACCGGCTGGAATTTGAGACCCGGCTCCAGTTTACGTTCGATAATGTCACGGGCCTTTTCCACCTGCCCGGTGGCGCGGGCGTTATGCGGCTTGTGCGCTATCAGATTGATGCCCAGCGAGCGGCACATGTTTTTCGTCATGCCAGCGGTGTTCGCCGAACCGGGATCAAGGTAGAGTATTTTCGGCACGCCGTGCAGCACGTCCGCGCCGCCGCGCTCCTGCATGGCGTTGATAAGCACAGAACAGAGGTTCTCACCAGATTCCGCACCCATCACGTACTCAACGTAAATCCAGCCGCTGGTATGGTCGGTAATCTCGTAACTCCACACGCGGTCACTGGCGATGCGGGCGATGTTGGCAGGCTTGTTCTTGTAGAACTTCGCGCTGTCCATCACCTGCAACCCTTTATGGCCGTTGCTCAGGTAGTAAAGCGTACAAAGTGAGGCATCAATCTCCCAGACGTGATTGGGATGCAGGCTGGCCATCTCGGACGACGGGGCCGGTGCGTCAAGCTGTTCCGGGTGCAGACCATAGTTCCGCAGGGCGCGGCTGATGGTGTCCTCGGACAGCGGGAAAAACTCGCCTGTGGCCTCGTCCGTTCTGCCAGCAGTGATAAAGCCGTTTGACCGCAGGGTCTCTACCGCATCCGCGATGGAATACAGGCGCTTACCGTTCTTACGGGTGGCCTCGCGCAGCGTGGCAGATATCAGCGCGGCTTCGTCGCGGCTCAGGGCACTGCGCCCGGCATCGGCGCGTTTTTTACGTTTGTCAGTCACTGATACCTCCTTCAGCTTGCGCAGCAGGGTGGCGCGGGAAATGCCCAGTTCGGCGCAGGCGGCATCATATATCGCACCACGCTTACCATGCCCCGCGTCACGTGCCGCGCGGGCAACATAAACCAGTCGTTCAGTCAGGGCGGCACTCATGGGTTATGCCTCCTGCCCGTTAATCTCTGGCGTCGGGTCAGTCAGCCATGAAGGGGCGACGTTGCCTGTCGGCTCGTCCGGC